GCCATATTTTGTGCCTGAGTTTTGTTGTTTGCTTGCTTTTCATTCCCGGCGGCGATAATCTCACTCCGGGGATAATCTCAACATTTGCAAGGGAGTAAACGTGCCGAACGAAATCCAGAACGCAGCTGAGCGCGTGGCTCAGCAGATGCCGACAGCCGATGGGCCCTACGGATTTGCCTGGGTGACGCTGCTGGTGCCGATCATTACCGAGGCCCTGAACTGCCTCTTCAACAACGACGACGTGACGCCCGAGCAGGTGCAGTCACGGGTGCGAACGATGCAGCTACGCAACCCGGCTCGGCTCAAGCGACGCATGGCGCAGTCTGCCACGAAGGCGGCCAGACGCCAAGGCCACAAGATCAGCCGGCTCGAGGCCGAACAGATCGCAGACGCGGCCATCGCAGACTGCCTGGCACAGCCGGCCAGCGTGGTCGAGTCTGCCGGGTTCAGCGCTCAGCGAGTCGACGCAGGTGACGACACATGACGATGCTGCTCTCCTTCTGTCTGCTGCTGCTGCTCGACGACCCGGCTCTGGTCTTTCCATCGCCAGCTCCAGCGGTCACTCCACAGCCACAGGACGTGGCGCCGGGCCCTATAAGGATTCGGCCTGACGAGTGGCTGCTGGTGTCCGGAAAGCGCCAGTGTCTGCTGATTGCAATCCCGGAGGGTGTGGTTAGCATCAGTGAGCAGCAGTTGCAGGCAGGGGAGACGGCAGTCTATCGCGGCAGATTTGCCGGCGGCAACGGGCAGATCGTGACACGTCGGATCTCTGATCCGTGGATCTACTCGATCGAGTCTCACGCCCCCGGCAATGTCACTCTGGTGGTGGTGCCGTATGGATTCACCGACCCATCGGAGCGGCAGATTGTACAACTGGTGGTTGATGGCTCTGGCCCGATTCCTCCCCCTGGGCCGGGGCCATCGCCACAGCCACCACAGCCGGCGGACGCGGATCTGCGGGTGCTGCTGTTGGTCGATCAGGACGCACCGCCGGCGGCATTGCAGGCAGTGAACAGCCAAGCGGTGAGGCAGTGGTTGGATGGAAACTGTGTGCAGGATGCAGGCAGAGCAGAGTGGAGACTCTGGGATCGGTCGGCCATAGAGTCGGATGGACTCGACTCGGCCCCGGCCATCTGGCGGAAGCTCTGGCAGGACGTCAGGGCGGATCTGGGTGATGGACCACAGGCGGTGATCGTCCGTGGCACGGACGCCACGGTCATCCCCATCGAGTCGCAGCCACAGCTGCTGCAGGCTCTTAAGCAGGCGAGGGGGCAGTGATGAGCAGCAGCAACATCCCGGCAGGTGCCGTGATCATCGACGACTCGACGCCCGAGTCAGTCTGGGCCGGAGGCTCCCGAGGCCTCGAGCTAAGCGAGCGGCCCAACGCCGGAGGCTTCGGCTACGGCAGCTCAGCCATGCCATACCCGACCAGCATGCGCACCATGACCATGGCCGAAATCAAGGCCTCGATCCGCGACGCCGAGAAATACAAGAGCCGGATCTCCGACATGATCCGCCAGCACGACTGGGGCTGCAAAGATCAGGGGCAGACCAATTACTGTTGGGCCTTCGCGACGGTTTACTGCCTCGAGCTCGCAATACTCAGGGCCAACCAGACGCCAGTGAGGCTCAGCCCAGCCAGTGTGGCGGCCCCGATCAAGGGCTATCGCAACGTCGGCGGCTGGGGCGGCGACGCGCTTAAGTGGCTCAAAGAGCACGGCGCAGTCCCCCAGCAGTACTGGCCAGAGCGAGCCATCGAGCGACGCTACGCCACACAGGGCAACCAGCTGGCGGCCCGCAAGTACCGGGCCACGGACTGGATCGAGGTGCAGCCCCGGAACATGATGCAGGCGGCGACCATGGTGCTGTCGGGCTATCCGATCTCCGCCGGCTTCAACTGGTGGGGCCATCAGGTCACAATCGTCGATGCTCTGATCCTCGACGGCGAGCTCTGCTGGGGAGTCATCAACAGCTGGGGCCCGACATGGGGCGACAAGGGCTACGGAGTTCTCAGAGGACGCAAGGCCGTATTCGATGATGCGGTCTGTCCGATTGCAGGAGTAGCACAATGATCGCAGTAGTCGCAGCCCTCTCTCTTCTGATCGCGGACGAATGGCGATTCCGTGTGTCGGTCGCACAGCCACAGCCGGCCCCATTTGAGGAGCAGGCCGAGGAGGACTACTACGCTGTGCTCTTCACTGCCAGTTGGTGCGGGCCCTGCCAGCGATACAAGCAGACCACACTGCCGGCTGTGCAGCAGATGCTGCCGGTCGCGCAGACCGACATGGACCGCAGCCCGGAGTATTGGCGGGCTCGTGTGGTACAATCCGGAGGCAAGCCGGTCACGGTGCCGGCGGTGACATCCATTCCGACGGTGTGGCTGGTGCGAAAATCTGACAGGATGCCGGTGGCACGATGGCGAGGCGGCGCAACACCAGCACAGATCGCGGCGGAGCTCGAGAGGCTCCGGAAGCAGTGAGCACTGCCACGGCCCCGCGACGCAAGCGAGCAGCGGCCCCGCGATCAGCGGACGAGGTGCGCGACCGGGCGACCGCAGCCTATGAGCGACTTAAGGCCAAGGCGGCGGCACGGTCGAAAGAAGTCAGCAACAGCGCCCGAGACATCGGCGACATTCCGCCAGTGGGCGACCCGGTTCTACGCGAGGCGTGCGAGGCGGATCTCAGGACGTTTCTGGAGCGGTGCTTTCCGCAGGCCTTCAGACTGGGCTGGTGTGACGATCATTTGGTGCTGATCGAGGAGCTGCAGCGAGTCATCGAGCGGGGTGGATTCCGGGCCGTCGGTATGCCACGCGGCACGGGGAAGAGCACGATCATCATGCGGGCGATGATTTGGGCGATTGTCCGCCGGCTGCATCCATTCTCGATGATCGCAGCAGCCAACGCGGGGAAGGCGGAAAAGCTGCTGCGGGACATCGTCACAGAGTGGTCGCACAATCCCATGCTGTACGACCTCTGGCCCGAGGTGGCCTACCCGATCCGCAAGCTCGAGGGGATCAGCAACAGGGCCAAGGGGCAACTCTACAGGGGGCAGAACACTAACATCCAGATCTCAACCAAAACCGCAGTATTCGCCACGCTCGACGGATTTCCCGGCACGGGCGCCATCGTCACGGCCAGCGGCCTGATGGAAGCCGTACGCGGTGCGCTGCATACACTGCCAGACGGTCGAGTCATCCGGCCCTCAATGCTGTTGTGTGATGACTTCCAGACCCGCGAGTCTGCTCTGTCTGCGATCCAATGCCACGGGCGCACGGAAGTCATCCAGAATGACCTAGTGGGAATGCGCGGACCCGACACGCCATTCTGTGCGCTGGTGACGTGCACAGTGATCCGCAGCGACGACGCGGCCGACAGGCTGCTCAACCGTGAAATCAATCCGGACTGGTGCGGGATACGCAGGGCATTTATCCGCAAGATGCCAGACGACGCGGCGATGCAGCTGTGGTCACAATACGGCGACATCCGGGCGGCATCACTCCGCGAGCATGGCGACATCCGCGACGCCACCCGATTCTATCGCGACCATCGAGCATCCATGGACTCCGGCAGCGAGGTGGCATGGCCGGCACGGTACAGCGCGAGCAGCGGCGAGATCTCAGCTCTGCAGCATGGGATGGAATGGTACTATCGCAGCCGGAGCGGGTTCTTCAGCGAGCTGCAGAACGAGCCCCAGAAAGACGAGAACGAATCGAGAACATGGCTCACGGCCCAAGACATCGCTGACAGCCGGCGGGTGAAGCTCCCTCGAGGTGTGGCGCCGAAGGGGTTCCACAAGCTGGTGGCGATGGTCGACGTCCAGCAGACGCTGCTGTACTACACCGTGGCGGCGGCCCGCGAGGATGGCTCACTGCACGTCATGCGATACGGCACATTCCCGGAGCAGGAAGATCCGTATTTCACGCTCAAGGAAGCGAGGCGGAAGCTGTCGCACAGATACCCGCAAGCCGGCGACATGGCAGCGCTCAGCCAGGGCATCACGGAATTCTGCGAGTGGCTGTTCGCCCAGGACTGGCGAAGCGAGGACGGCGGCCACATGACGCCCGAGCTGGTGGCCTTCGACGCGAGGTGGAAAACGGATCTGGTGAAGTCGGCCCTCAGTCGCAGCAATCATCGGCAGCAGCTGCTGGCGTACATGGGGCAGAGCTATCGAGCGGCAGACAAGCCGATCAGTGAACGCAAGTATGACCCCGGCTCACGAGTCGGCCTCGGCTGGGTCATCGTGAAGCGCAAGCAGGCCGGCGACATCCGCAACTGCTTAAGCGATGTGAACTACTGGAAGACAGCATTCCACGACCAGATGGCTGTGAGGATCGGCCATGCCGGAGCCATCACGCTCTACGACGGGATGCATCGACTCTACTCCGAGCATCTTACCAGCGAGTATGCTACGCAGACCGAGGGCCGAGGCCGAACGGTGATGGAATGGCGGCTGAGGGTCGGGGCCGAGAACCACTGGCTGGACAGCTCGGTTGGCTGTCTGGTGCTGGCCTCTGTGCTGGGGTGCAATGTGCCCGAGGTCAGTGAGGCCACAGAACAGAAGCGGCGGCGAAGAATCAAACGCAGAACGGAGGTGAGAACGTGAGCGAGGGAAAAACGGGGCGACCCAAGGGCAGCAAAACGCGGGACCGTGTTGTGGTGGACGTCAGGGTCTCACACTGCCCCATATGCCACAGCACAGAGCGCGCGGAGTACATCGACGCACCGCAGCGGATCGACGGCGATGGCATCAGCCCCGAGGGCAGGCCTTACACGGCTGTTCTGCTGCGGCGGACCAGCTGCCTGAACTGCGGCCAGTACCGGGTGGATCGATCGTATATCTGCGAGCTGAAATCGGCCGATCCTGTTTCGCCCGTTGACGACTGACGGGCAGGCCCGCAGACTGCGGGCATGAGCGAAACAACCGCACAGATTATCGCCAGGCTGAGGCAGACGCTGCAGAGTGGCGTTACGTCAGACAGTCGCGACGGCGCATCGACGACGATTGATCTGCAGGTGATCAAAGAGCAGCTGCGGGAGCTCGAAGAGCAGACCGGCACGAGGCGGCGGCGGTCGCCAATCATCAACGTCGTAATGAGCCGGAGGTGATGCGGTGAGCACTACCAGCCCCGGCACAACAGACACCACCTATCAGGCCCTCAACCCCGGCAATCGCCGGCGGTCGGCCACAGCCAAGGTGCGGCTCGAGGACTCGCTGCTGAATGACCGGCGACGCGAGGCCCTCGCAGCCAACGCCCTCGACGTGTGGCGGAATATGGGGCTGCTGGCGTGGGCCATTCGGCGAACGCTGGACTACTGCTGTTTGTGGGACTTTCAACCGAGGACTGGGGATCGCGGCCTCGACGTGGCGCTCAAGCAGCTGATGGCCAGAGACACGGAGCCCGAGGCCATCGACACCTACGGGCGCATGGATTGGGACGACATCCGCAGGGTGGCCGAGGCGCAGAAGCTGCTGGCCGGCGATTGTTTTCTGGTCAAGCAATCCGACTGGACTCTGCAGTTGATTGAGGGTGCATTCTGCCGCAGCCCAGCCTACGGGCGCAACGACCAGAAGCAGTGGCTCAACGGGGCCAAGCTCCGCAGTGGTCGGGTGGTCGCGTGGAATTTCGCCGAGGAGGACCCGCTGACAGGGACACGCGGCGACCGCATCATCCGCCAGAGCAACGTCTGGCAACACTGCCAATTCGAGGGGCGGCCCAACCAGATCCGACCACAGTCTCCGATCGTCGCAGCGCTGAACGAGTTCCGGGACGTCGATGAGACATTCGACCACATGCGAGCCAAGATCAAGTTGGATCAATTGTTCGGCATCGCGTTCTCACGCAAACCGGAAGCCGAAGCCTTCGACAGCGACAACGACACCGATGGCTCACAGGACGCATCGGCCCGTGTGCTTGATTTCGGCCAGGGCCCGGCGGTGTTTGATTTGGATGAGGGCGAGGACGTTAAGGCGATCGAAAGCGGCAACCCGGCCAGCCAAACGCAAGACTTCCTCAAGCTCTGTTTGCAGATCGCACTGAAGTCACTCGATCTCCCCTACTCATTCTTCGACGAAAGCTGGACCAACTACAGCGGCTCCCGCGGCGCGTGGAATCTCTTCGAGCGAGCTTGCCACGCCAGACGCAAGACACAGGAGCGACTCCACAAACGACTGACCCAGTGGCTACTGCTTAAGTGGGCTCTCCCGGTGGACTTCGGCGGCACAGGCGAGATCAGCCTACCCGGCGGCCAGCTGGTCTCCGATCTGCAGTGGCGATGGGTCCCGAGGGGCATCGCATTCTGGAAGCCTCAAGAAGAGCTCGACGTGGCTCTGCGGTCAGTGGCTGCGGGGCTCCAGTCGATGCAGGACGTGTGCGACACGTGGGGCTTCGGTGACTATCTGGACAACTGCCGAGAGATCGCCAAGGAACGCGAGGAGCTCGCATCACTCGGCTATCTGCAGACATGGAGCAACGCGGCGATGGTTAAGCTGGAGGCAGTGCAATGAATCGTGGATGGCAGATCGATATGCGGTGGCTGCAGGCTTATGAGCATCGCATGGCGGCCAAGGCTGGCAGGCCTCGGAGTGACATGGACCCGGAGCGGATCGACGACCGCATCTACGACATGTGGGCGGAGATGCTCGGATTTGAGGACAGCACGCCAGTCAGCTACACCGAGGACGGGATCGCGATCGTTTCGATTGTGGGCCCGCTATTCAAAGGCAAGGCCAGCCCGTTCCGCTCGAACTATGCCAGCATCCTCGAAGGCCTCGAGGAGCTGCTGGAGATGCCACCCCGCGCTGTGGTGCTGCGGATCGACAGCCCCGGCGGCGTGGTCGATGGCGGCACGGCTGTCGTGGATGCAGTCAACGAGCTGGCCCAGCGAACGCTGGTGGTGGCCAGCGTGAACGGCTGCGGCTGCTCGATGGCCTATCGCATCGCATCGCAGGCCGGCAGCATCTGGGCCAGCAAGGACAGCGAGGTCGGATCGATTGGCACATACTGGCAGGTGATCGACTACTCGAAGGCATACGCAGACGCGGGCCTCAAGTCGGTGCTCCTGACGTCGGGAGCCTACAAGGGCATCGCGACTCCGGGCGAAGAGATCACCCCGGACCAGCAGGCATTCTTGCAGGGCAAGGTGGACGAAATGAATGCCCGATTTCTGGCCGATGTGGCCAGCGGTCGGAGCATGACGAGTGAGCAGGTGGTGGCCGTCTCCGACGGTCGGTGGTGGTCAGCAGCCGAAGCTGCTGGCCTCGGTTTGGTGGATCAGATCGGATCGCTCGACGATGTGCTCGCAGCTATCCGGTCACAGCAAGGACAGAATGACATGAACAAGGCGACGCTGCAGCCAGCGGCGGCAGGGGAGCAGCCAGCAGCTGCAGCGGCAGAGGTGCCGGTGACAGTGCAGGAGGCGCCCACGCGACCGGATCTGGCGGCTTACATGACAGCCTTCGGCGACGCTGAGGGCGCCCGAATGTTTCGCGATGGAATGGATTTCAACGCAGCCCAGACGGCCCATCTGCAGACACTGCAGGGCACGATTCAGGATCTGCGGGCCGAGCTGGCTCAGCTCAAGCAGCAAGCGGCCAGCATGGCCGAGGCGGTCAAGGGTGAGACGACGCCGGTGGCGATTGGTGGCACGGTGCCACGCAGTCTGGCCGAGGCATTCCGAGCACGCAAGAATTGAGGAGTAGAGGACCATGGCGGACACACTGAGCACTCTGAACGAGCTGATTCGATTCAACAGCCTCGACGTCAACCCGGCAGAGATTACCGACATCCTGAATAAGGCCCCGGTCCTGCGAGCACTGCACGCGATGCAGTCGAGCAACGGCACGGTGCACAAATTCAATGTCGAGACGACGGCGCCCGTGATCGGCTTCCGCGCGGTGAACGCGGGTGCTGATTACACGGCCAGCATCTCGACGCAGACCAGCGTCGATCTGAAGTACATCGACGCCAAAGTCATCGAGGACGCGGCGGCCTGTCGGGCCTATCGCTTCGGTGCCGAGGCGTGGATGAATCAGCGAACGGCACGACAGATCCGCGAGGCTCTGTTCACGCTGGAGAAGCAATTCTTCAACGGGACCGTGGGTGGCAGCGCTGACGGCTTCCTCGGTTTGGCCGACTCGGCCAACTACAACGGAGCCAGCGACACGCTGGTCATCAACGCAGCCGGCACGACTGCCTCGACGGGCAGCTCGGTCTGGTTCCTGCGATCGACTCCGGACGACGCATCAGTGGCTCTGGTGGGCTCCGGCGATCAGTCGCTGAGCACGCCAAACATCAACTTCACGGTCGGCGAGATCTTCGAGTCTGTCGTTCTCGGCAGCAACTCAAAGAGCATGGTGGCCATGGTGCGAGATGCTGGCGGCCATCTCGGTGTGCAGATCGGCAGCAAGTACGCTGTCGCCCGCATCGCGAACTTGACCGAGGACAGCGGCAAGGGTCTCACTGACACCCTGCTGGCACGGGCTCTGGCCCTGTTCCCGGCGAGCGATCAGCCCACGCACATCTGCATGAACCGCCGATCATTGCGGCAGCTGCAGGTGAGCCGGACAACTTACAGCCCGACCGGGATGCCAGCGCCTCGCCCGACCGAGTACGAAGGGATTCCGATCGTGGTGACCGATGCCATCACCAGCACCGAGACGCTACTGGCCTGATCGTCATGCCCTGCTCGCTGGTCGGCCTTTCCTCCGGGGGCCGGCCAGTGGGCTCCTTCTCCTGAGGTCTCCCCGTGGTCACAGCAATTCAGGCAGCACAGCGAGCGGCGCAAGCAGCATCATTCCAAGTACGGGGTGAGGCGGCGACCTTCGCACGTGGTGCCAACAGTTGCGAGCTGACAGCGGTGCGGGGGCAATCGACATGGGAGCGGTCCGAGACGTACCAAGCGGTGCGGGTCGGGGACCGCTCGACAGACTGGATCGTCCTCGCTGCGGATCTGATCATAAGCGGCACCGTGGTCACTCCGCAGCGGGGCGACACCATCACAGTGGACGATGTTACATTCCGGGTTATGCCATTCGGTCCGAGCTCACAGCTCTGGCAGTATCACGACCCAGAGCGGCGATACGTCCGCATTCATACGAAGGAGCGCGACTGATGGCGGCGCGTATCCGGACACTGGCGGCGGCACTGGTGACACAGTTGCAGGCCTACCCATCACTGCCGGCTGGCATCACAGTCAGCAGGCGGCGGAGCTACACGGCGATCATCGACGAGGTGAGCGATACCCAAGGATTTCTCACGGTGATCTGCCCTCGAGTCGAGGACACCAGCAACCGGGGCGACGTCTCCGAGGACATCACGATTGCAATCGTCCTCACGGTACGCTGCACAGCCGAGGCAGTCGCAGCATCGGACACCTACGAGGATTTACTCGAGGGCCTCTGCGATCATCTGCGGACGTCGTCGACATATCGGCAGGTCACACTGGCCGGCAACATCGCAGCACGGCGGCGATCGGTCTCGATCGCGACGACATGCGACGGCGAGATCCTCGACCAGATGGAGGTGTTTGTCGGTGTGATCGAAACCACCTGGGCTGTGAGTGTGGGGAATCGAGCATGAGCCAGAGCATTCGATTCCGAGCCAACATGAAGATGCGATTCACGCGGCGGCCAGACGGCACGGTCCGCAGCGAGCTCGGCATCACGGAGCGGCAGGCGAAGTTCTTTGACGTGGTCGGCGGCAGCATTCGCAAGGTGGCTCGGCGGTCACTCAAGCGAGCGGCCCAGAAGAAGCTCAGCGAGCTTACGCCCGAGGAGCTCGAGCGATTCCGCCAGCGGCAGGAGTGGTATCAATTGGCATTGCGGCAGGGCTACGCGGCACGCAAGCCGCGGCGACCCGACAGGATCAGCCAGCCCGGCAAGGTGCCGTTATTGCACATGCAGCCAAGCCCGCTCAAAGAGCGGCTATTCTATGCGATCAGCAACGATAACGAGTATGTCGTGGTCGGCCCCGAGCTGTACAAGCAAACGGTCCGCACAGCTGCGGGCGGACTGACGAGCATCGAGCAGCTGGAGGAGCGCCGGCCATTCATGAGGCCGGCTTATAACATCATCGAACCCAAGATCCCCTATTACCTTGAAAGGGCCTTTCAATAATGCCAAACGTAGCAGACGGTTCAGTCCTCGGCGACGATTGCAAGCTGTACTACTCCGCAACCCTCGGCGGTGCCGGAGCACTCACAGAGATTCCCGTGGTGATCGACGACGCCATCAGCAGCGAGCGGCGATCGGTCGAAAGCAACTGCCGGGGCGACTCCGAAATTTCGGAGCATACCGGCAAGCCGAAGTACACCATCTCGGCAAACATGCTCTTCAAGCGCGGCACGCCCGGCACGACATACGCGGCCATGCGGTCGGCCTATGTGGCCGGCACGGTGCACCACTACGCACTGGCCAGCGGTGCGATCGCAGACGTCGGCCAGGTGGTGTTCCGCATCGAGGGTCGCATCAAGTCGTGGAACGAAACCCGGCCCGACAATGACACGGTCAAGGTGGCGATCGAAATCGCCAAGGCTGCGGACAATTCTTACGCCAGCAACTACAGCACAGTCTCAAGCTGAGGAGGACATTATGGCAGTGGTACTCGGACAGGTCGACGAGGTGCAGGTGACGAACGCAGACGGCACCACCAGCACGGTGAAGCTCAAAGTGATTGCAGTGGTTGGGGGCAACCAGCAGCAGTCAGAACCAACAACCACAACCGGAGGATCGGGAGATGGCTCAGTATCGTGACACAGCCGGCAAAACGCACCCGGTCCGGATCAGCATCGCGGCACGCCAGCGCATCCTTGACTCGACAGAGTGGGATGTGCTGGAGATGGCCCACGACCCGCAGCGGCTCAGCGAGTTTCTGGCGGCTATCCAGCTGGATGACACGCTGATCTACGAGGTCCTCGGAGCGATCGAGCAAGCTCAGCCAGCCGCACTGATGGAGGCGGCGGACGGCTCGACGCACGAGGAGGCATCGACTGCACTGCTGGAGGCCCTCGCCGATTTTTTCCCGAAAGGCAGCGCGATGAAAGTCGGGCTGCAGGATCTGCTGGCAAAGGTCGAGGCGGCTCAGGATCAGGCCAGGCAGGCGATCAGCGAGCAGATCGAGGCAGCGGTGGAGGCTCTCGATATTCAATCGATGGCATCGACTGCAGCGGCCCCGACGAGTGGCTGACGCGGCTGCGGTGCATGACGGATCTGGATCTCGGGCCGATGACGCTGAGGCAGGCTCTGTGGGCTGTGCATCAGTCTCAGCGGCTGCAGTCTCAGCGGCTCGGGTCACTGATGGCGGCTCTCTACAATGTGCAGCGGACGAAGCGATCTGATCGAGTGTGGACGTGGCAGGATTTTTTCGGCGACTCCGAGCGGCGCAGGCCATCGGGTCGCGAGGTGCTGCTGGCTCAGATGGCGCAGCACGCGCCGGGTGAAATCCAGTGGTTGGCGGGATACGGACCGGAGGTGCTGAGTGGCGAGCAGTAGAGCGATCGAGGCGGCCAGAGCCTTCGTTAAGATCTTTGTTGACGATACCCCGCTCAAGCGGGGACTGGCCACACTCACGACTCGACTCGCAGGTGCGGCCAAAGGCGTGGCCGGCATCGCGGCATCACTCGGTACGGCTGCAGTCGCAGGCGGCATCGGGCTGATCGTCTCCGGCATGAGTGCGGCGGCGGCCTCGGTGTGGCGATTCTCTGAGGCGGCTGCGGGCATCGACGACATCGCACAGCGGACTGGTGCGAGCGCTGAGGCGCTGAGCCAGCTGCGGTATGCTGCCGAGCAATCCGGGGCGAATCTCGAAGCTGTCGAAAAGGGCATGCGCAAGTTGGGAGACGTCACGACGCAGGCAGCGGGCGGCAGCAAGTCGGCGGCGGCTGCTCTGGCCTCGGTCGGGCTATCTGCTGAGCAACTGCTGGCCATGCCGGTGGAAGATCGGTTTCTGGCGGTGGCTCAGGGCATCAGTCAGATTCAGGACCCGGCGGCGCAGGCCTCGGTGGCGATGGATCTGCTGGGCAAATCCGGAGCGGATCTGGTGCCGATGATGGCTGACGGTGCCGGCGGCATCCGGGCCCTGATGGCCGAGGCTGACAAGCTCGGCATGACGATCAGCGGTGAGCAGGCGGCAGCGGCGGCGGCCTTCGACGATAAGTGGCAGGGGCTGGTGGCCACACTCCGCAACGCCAGCAACATCATCGCGGTGGCGGTGCTGCCCTATCTGTCGCAGATGATCGACATGGTGATGGCGACATGGCCAGCGATACAGACACTGGCCAAGCTGGTCGGCGAGACACTGGTGGCCAGTTTCGGCCAAGCCTACGACGCCATCGGGGCATTGCTGCAGCCCTTCGCCGGGCTGGGCTCGGCAGTCTCCGATACACTCTCCAGCATTATGGGAGCACTCACCGCTGGCGACGTGGCGGCAGCAGCTGGCGTGTTCTGGGCTTCGCTCGACGTGGCATGGGCTCAGGGGATCGCGGCCATCTCCGATCAGTGGTACGCATGGCGGAATGGATTCCTCGACGTGTTCGGGCAAGCCGTCTCCGGTGTGCGGAAGATGTGGGCCGAGACACAGGCATGGCTCAGCAGCGGCATCGTCGACATCATGGCTTATCTCGACAGCTCGCTAAATGCCGATGCGATCAAGGCCGAGATCGATCTGATGGCCACGCAGCAGGTGCAGCAGATCGACCAGCAGGCGGCGGCGGACCAGCAGGCGCGGGCGGATGCTTACGCAGCACGACTGGACAAGGCCAGCGCAGAGCTGGCGGCAGCCCGGCAGGAATGGTCGGCAGCGGTGGCCACAGCAGCGACGGCGGCCAGCACGGCGGCCAACCAGCCAGACGCGGCGACGACTGCCGGGCGGAAGTTTGATGAGCTGATCGGGGAGCTGAAATCGGCGGACATCGCCACGAGAGTGGACAAGGCTGTGCAGCAGGCCGGGCCGGCTCAGGATCTCAGAACGGCGGGCGGTGCTGCGGCTCTCGGTCGCATCATCAATCAGGCCGGAGCACTGACAGCCCAGCAGCAGAAGGTGCTGATCGAGCAGCGCGAGATTCAGAAGCGGCTTCTGGCAGTGACCGAACGCGGGTATTTAGCTTTCCAGGTGTGACATGACAGCGACGGCACGACTCTACAGGCGAGGCAAGTGGCAGCAATCCGAGGACGGCTCCGAAACCGTCGTCGATGTGTGGGAGGTGCGGACGGACTCCGAGACGGAGACGATCACAAACGTCGTCACGGCCACAGGCATCCCGGCCAAAGGAGCCAGTCACCCAGAGCGGACATCGGCCATCGTTGTCGAGCGGTCGGCGGACCATGACGACGGGGTGCTCACGCTGTGGTATGTGGAGGTCCGCTATAGCACGGCCATCACGACCCGGGAGGATGCGGCTTACAACAGCCAGCGCGTCAAGGGCGGCATGAGGTCGTCATCGATCGAGGTGCCGGCATTCTATGACACGCGGGGCTATCCGCTGGTCAACTCGGCAGGCGATCTCTACGAGGGCCTCACTCGCAAGATCCGGACGCGCACGGTGAACGTCACCTACAACGCGGCGACGTTCCCCGATTGGCTGTTTGAGCTGTCCGACACCATCAACGCGGCGGCGGTCACAATTCACGGGCGGACATACGAGGCCGGCACGTGCGCCCTTCGCGACGTCGAGCTTCCAGACGAACCAGATCGCGATAAGAACGGGGCCTTGTACTGGCCAGTTAGCTACACGATCGAGATCAATCCTCTGGGCTATTATGTACTGCTGCCCAACAAGGGCCCGAATGAGCTGGTGTACCAGACACGGACCGGCAGCACAGCCCCATGGGTGGACGGCACGAAGGCGACATACGACAGCACGACGGCCAGCAATCGACGCATCATCAAGCGACCCATCCAGACGGAGGAGCAGCAGCAGACTGGCGGCGAGATCTGGCTGAATGCCGTGGGGCAGGCGACCAAGGTGCCGACATTGTCGGCCACGCAGCTCGGCACGGGATACATTTCAGCCGGCTCCAAAACCCTCACGCTTGCCACAGGAGCCTTCGACTCGGCCACGCATGTCGGGGCGCTGGTGCGGGTATTTGGCGCAGGCCCGAAGGGCAGGCCATTGGAGGCCCGCATCAAAAGCGTCACGTCATCATCAGTGGCTGAGCTCGAGGGGGCGGCCTATACCACAGTCACGGTGCTGGCCCCGAAAGCCATCTGGCTCAGCGGCGTCATCGTCAACCAGTTTGTTCTCGAGGACTCGGCGGATTGGTCATCGCTTCCGCTGCCGAATAACCAGCCATGACAGACACGCGCCCGATATTGGTGACACGCGATCAGGCGGCGGCGGTCGGCGATCTCATTCGCTCGACCGGCGACGCGTCCATCGGAGCGGTGCAGCCGGGCATCATCCGCAGCGGTGATGCGCTGGTGGTGCAGCTGGAGACGGCCATCGCAGCGGGCTCGGTGGCTCAGGTGTGGGCGCGGATCTACACTCTCGACGGCTCGACGTGGACGGACACGAAGCAACGGGTGCAGGTGCGATCAGCCACAGGCACGGCAGTCAGCACGACGGGGCGGCGGATCGCTCGCAGGGTTAGCACCTTCGGGTGGTGTGTGGTGGAAACATGAGCGACCGGCGACGGCTAAGCATGACACGGGACAAGGCGGCGGCATTCAAGCAGCTGCTCGGCTCAGTCGCGCAGCAGGCAGGCGGCATGGCCACGCAGCCCCGAGGGCTGGGCCGGCTGCTGGTCGAGGCGACGGCCCAGATGCCAGCGGCGGCGACTACTCCGGTGCAGTGCAAGATCCTCACTATCAACGGCACGACGATCACAGACACGGGCTGCAGAATTGGGGTGCTGAATGTCGGCCCGAGGGCCATTGCCAGCGGCGCGAAGGTCTACGCAGAGCCATGCGGCAGGCTGGGGTATTGCGTGAGCAGGCCAGCGCAAGGCAACCCGGCAACGCGGGGCGAGCTCTGGCGGGATCTGGCATTCGTCCAGATGCTGGAGGCGGAGCGCGAGAACGAGAATGCGACGTGGGCATGGGGCACGTGGAATACGCTGGGCAGCACGGGTGGCATTCAGGACTATCACGGGGCTCAGGGGTACTATCTGAGCTTCGACGACAGTGTGGATACAGGCGAGTACACTCGGACATTCTACCCGAACGCGGTGCGAATGCGGCTCGACGGGTGGGGCTCCGGCTATCAGGGCGTGTACGGTCGACAGGATCTCCCGCGCCTGGCTCCGCTGTATCAGGCGCCGACACCATACGATGCGGCCCGAGGTGCGAGGATCGGCGGCAACCAGTTTGACCCGCCCCTCTACCAGTTCAACGCGCCACGCGGGACACAGGCCCCGATAGCCTCGGCGAGGTCCGACAAGCTCCCGCCGGCATTCCATCTGCCGGACTATCGCAGCGAGGGGCTGAGCTTCGGCAGGGCCTTCGCAAACAATGAGACAGTGTGCCCGTTCTGTTACGGTCCGGGCGATTACAATATCATCGTGAAGGGCTGGCCACAGAGGCTGTTTGCAGGTGCTGTGCAGTACGTGGTCACACATGGCCGGCTGTGGCTCGACGGCACGGATGAGACCGGCATCGTGCCAGTGACGGGGCGGCTGTTTGAGGGGACGTCACCCACGACCTACGGCATCATCGCATGGGACGCAGACATCACAGACCACGCCAAGACGGTCGAAGTCGATCTCTGGTTTAAGATCCGCATCACAGTCGACAACGCGACAACGCCGGGGCCTATCGACCAGATCGCATGGCTGGGCCTGACCCCCGGCAACCCAGCGGCCATCATCGGCAGTCATGCGAGCTACGGCCCGACGGGCCCGCTCGAGTTCAGCTTCGACGCCAACGGCCCAGCTGGTGCCACATCACTCAACACCGTCGGCCAGTCGGGCTGGGACGTGTACGAGGCGGGCTACCTGAGATTTACCGACAACGCCAACACGCCCACCAATGGCCAGATGTGGTTTCACTGGAACCAAGAGACGCCCTTTATCGTCATCTACAAGCGCAACACGGCGACGGCTCCGGGCACTGGGTTTGCGTGGTATCTACCCGAGGACACGAGCGACTATCAGCCACTGATTCTGCCCAGCGGTGCAGGCATGGCGGCGGGCAAGTGGGACCCATCGGCGGCGACCGTGTTCCGGCGGGTGGCCGGCAACGTCGGCACGAGCTCGGGCGGATGGACCGACATTCACGGAGCGGGCAGCCCCACAGCATGGGACGGCCTTTATGACGATTTCCCGAGCACGGTGACAGTGGAGCCATACACGCCATGATAGAGCACGCATTGGACACCGACTGGTGGACAGCGACGGACTGGAGCAGCGACGAAGTTAAGTCATTCACCATCGACGGCACGGGCTCAGTCGAGTTCACCTGGGCGGCGGCTGAGCCAGCTGCAGCTGCGGCAGGCACCCCGATAGACGCAGGCCTCTACCAGATCGCGAGGCCACTGGCCGGGCTCCAGCTGTACCTGCGAGTCACGAGCGGGACGGCAGACGTTTACTATGCGAGCAAGGACGGGCCCCGGCTGAGTGAGACAGTGAGCGGCCATGCATTCAGTGGCGACGCGGGGGCCGATGAGGACTTTCTCCAGACGGCCCTGCCATCAATCGGCTTCGACGATCTCACCACGCGGACCGGCGCCAACCCTTACGAGTTCCGGGGCTACCTGACAACGCCGGCGGCGGATCTCGCCAGCACTGCCGATCTGCAGTATGCGATGCTGGTGCTCCGGCTGGTGCAGTGGATACCCGGCAGGACGATCAGAGTGTACGGCATCAAGTACAGCGGCGACCAGTCGGGCAACATCACCGATTGGGACACGCTCGACAACCGCACCAAAACCACAGCCTACAAGGACGCCACGACCGGCACGGGGCCGTTCTTGTCCTTCGATGTGCTGGCCATTGTTGATGAGCTGCTGGCGGTCAGCGGCTGGGGCACGACCAGCCCGATCCAGTTTTTTGTGGAGGACACTGGCTCAGCCCTGACGGACGCAGACGCGAGGGCGATCGTCGATCTCGGATCTGCTGACACGCGGCTGACGATGATGCTGACGACCGGCGAGCCAGTACCAGATCCGGGCACGGGCGGGCCGTGATATTGGCAGATCCTGTTTCCGTGGTTGGGGTTTGATCAAAGCGGGTGTACTATCTGCGGCGTGCATATTGCCAGGCACGCCAAGAGGCAGCAGAATGAGCGATGATGAGCAGCGACAGCAGCCAGACAAGCCGGCCAAACGACAGACGACTCGCAGGCAGCGAGCCATCCAGATCGACGCGCCCGGGCTCGAGGCTGACATCTCCGAGGAGACTGCTCAGACGTTTTTGGATTACACTGGCAGCGCGTGGGTGTGGGTGGTCCTTGCTATCGCGCTTTCAATCGTCGTCCTCGCAGTATGTCTGGGGTTATCATGGCTGATTTGACGGGCGAATTTTGGCAGGCAATGAGTGTGGGCTGGGCCTGTTTCGGCCTCGGCGTGGCGGTGTTCCGGATCACGCCGCAGAGCCTTGTCACGGTGGCTCTCAGTCGAGCGCTGCTGGTGCTGGCTCCCGGTGTGCTGAGCTGCTGGGGCGTTCATGCGGTGCGAGTGAATGAGCAGCTGCGGGTCATGGTCGAGGCGCAACAATCAACGGAGGTCGGAGGATATGACAGAGTTTACATCACCAGAGCAGACACCATCACAACAGCCGGAGGCCGAGTCATCGAGTTCACCCGATACTCAGACGGTCGATCCGTGTCACTTATACGCGGATGTGCTGGAGGAGAAGGGCAACCAGCTGGACAAGCTGATCCAGGAGATTGGGGATCTGCTGCAGCAGCTGGAGCTGTGCCGGAGGAATGGACCGGGCGGCGTGAACTGGCTCGAGGCCAGCGGCTCTGATGCGGTGCACAATGCGCGGCGGCAGCTGACACTGGCGGCCACGAATGCCAGAGCGGTTTACATGACGATGCGACGACCACAGCAACAGGCAGTCACCAATGGGGATTGAGGCTTTACTGAGCACACAGATCATCGACACCACAACCGTGGGGCGTGCGGTGATGACGGCAGTAGACGCAGCAGCGGCACGGACTGCAATTGGACTCGGTACACTCGCCACCCAGAACGGCACCATCACCGATTATCTGACGACCGCAGCAGCAGCCACGACGTATCAGCCACTGGACGGCGATTTGACGGCACTGGCGGCACTCACAGGTACCGACAATCTTTACTATCGGTCAGGTGCGGCAACGTGGAGCAGTGTGACAATCGGGACCGGGCTGACGTTCACGGGCGGGACACTGGCGGCATCGGGCGGTAGCGGCATCGGGGGTTCGACCGGATCGACGGACAATCTGGTTCTGAGGGCAGACGGTACCGGCGGGGCAACGCTGCAAAATAGCAACTGGTCTGTTCCTGATGTGTACACGGCCAGCCCTAATGCCACAGTCAACCATGTAAGCCTGCAGGCCACAGGCAGCACAACTAACGTCTCACTTTCTCTTGTGTCTAAAGGTAGCGGGGCGTTTATGCTGCAGGTGCCAGACGGCACATCGACAGGCGGCAACGTAAGAGGTGCGAACGCCGTCGATTTGCAGACATCACGCAACGCAGCGACAAGTGTTGCAAGTGGTTCAGGTTCATTTATTGCGGGCGGTTACAATAACGCAGCAACTGGTTCACAGTCGTTTGCTGGCGGGTACCAGAACACCGCATCGGCTCAAAGCAGTTTTGCGTTTGGGACAAACTCGACAGCGTCCAGCAACGCGACAGTGGCAATCGGACAAAGCTGTAATGCCAGCGGATATGCCAGCCATACATTCGGGTTTGGGGCGAACGCTTCGGCGTTCTTTTCGGGTGCTACCGGGTTTCGGTCCTCAACAGCAATTCCAGCCAGCAAGGTCCACGCAGCGGGATATTTCACAACAGAAGGCGACACGCAAGAATTCGTTGGGCCACCACTGCGAGCAACAACCACTGACGGAACAACGGCTGTGCAGATGCTGGCAAACAGCACAGACAACGCGACAGCAACGGGGATATCTGTGGCCTCCGGGCGTGTTATGACGTTGATATTGCAAATCACCGGAGTTAAAAACGGCGGTGCAACCGTTGCACGATTTACGCGAGAAGTGACGATCAAAAACGTCGGCGGCACAACATCGCTTGTTGGAACCGTGAACACGATAGGGACCGACGAAGCGGCAGGAACAACGATTTCGATAACAGCAGACGACACAAACGATAAGCTGCAGGTGGCGGTCACTGGCGTGGCGTCTGAAACATGGCGATGGCAGTGTATTTCACGTGGTGGACAACTGACCTACGGATGATCCAATGACAGACGTATTCCAGACACAACCGATCCCGCAACCCACACAAGCACAACTGGCAGCAGATGAACTGCTGCGGAAAGTGCGGACAGAACTGGACCGCAGAGCGGGCGAGCATATCGACGGATGGCGGGCATTCTGGGAGCAGCCAGGGGCCGAGCCACAGGACATTGCC